TCCCGAGGTGGTTACGTCAGTAGGCATTTTAACGTACTCAAGTTTTAAGCCGTTTGTGTAATCCTTGTCTGGAACTGGGTAAAAAGTAATTATGCCGGCACGCTCGTACCAGATAAGTGGCATGTCTGCTTTTTGCTCTGACTGAGGATCCTGCTGAAGAATGTACTCTCTAGCTCCCTGAGCGGAAAGGTTTCTTACCGGCCTATTGTTTACTGAAACAGCTTCGATGTACTGAACTTTGTCAGTTGGGAAGCTGTACTCAGCTTGACCCTTTACAACGTTTGAGTACTTAACATCTTTTAGGATTGCGTTATTGTTTACGATTTCCTGCTGGCCGTCGTTGATCCAACGAATAATCGCCTCATCAGTGATCTGGGCTCCAGAGGAGTCTCCGAACTGAGTCTTAACGCGGGTTATGACGTCTAGAGCAGTTTTAGTAAATAGTTCTGCTGGCATTACTTCCTAATTACCTTTCCATTGTGGCGGTACTCGTTCTTACGGGAACTTACGACGGACTTCATCATGTCCTTCTTTTCCTCCATCCATTCTAGCTCACGCTTGGCCTTCATGGCGGCTTCTGCCATTTCTAAAATGTGGAGCCTGTTTACCTTTGAATCTTTGTCGTGCATGTTGTTTTCTACAAGCCAAGCAACAAGCCTTTGATCTACCTCAGATTCCCGCATGTACCTAATTACGTAAGGGGGTAGCATGTGTGGCTCGTCTATTAGCGCAAATGGCCGTTCTGGATCAAAAGTCGGGTGTAGCGAGTCTACTCGGATTAGTCTAACCGTTGGAAAAAGATCGCTAATTACTTCAGCCACTCTACGGTGATCCGTTGAGTATAACCCGTCAATCTTGTCAAATTCTATATAGCTCATATTTATTGCCTCCTAAATTAAGTATAAAGTAAAACCCGTGGGGATAGATGAGACGGGTCTATCCCCACGGGCAATTTGTCGCTTGTTACTTCTCGGTGATGTTAGATAGTACCGCGTGTGCGTTTCTGCGGTAGGTACCTAGCTGAGAGTACTGGTAGTAGCGAGCTTCGTATGCGTCTGTGTCTGCGACACGTGACCACATAGAACCATCGCGGTCCATCCATGCCCAGTCGCGCTTGCGGTTAACCACAATCTCTTTCGAGCTTAGCGCGTACAAGGTGTTTGCTGGAGCTGCGTAGTCTGATACGAACTTGATTGGCTTGCCAACCGCGTCGAACGAGAATGCACGCTGACCACCCTCAAGGGTTGCACCGTTGGTGAACTGACGTAGACCCTGTAGCAAGTCCCAGTAAGCGTTGAAAACGCCTGGGCTAGCTAGGATTACATCTACATCTCCACCTTGCTTGTCAACCTTCTGAACTAGGTTGATCAAAGCCAACTCAGTTAGAGCGCCAGTTGAGGTTCCTGGAGTACCAAGAGCCACCTCTGTTGCTGCCCATACTGGGTAAGTAGCTGGATCGATGTCGTGTAGAGAACCAGTAGCCTTAACGATTGCACCTAGACCAGTCCATTCCTTACCGAAGGAGTTTACTCCGTTGGAAGAACGAACGATGAAGTCACCAGCGCTGATGTTAGTGCTGAAGGTACCTAGGGTACCGGACACTGTAATTACGTTGGTTGTTTCGTTAATTGCTGTGATTTCTAGCGAGCTTGCTGCACCTGACTGCTGCTTTACACCAGTTACTGGGTCAACCACGTCAATGGTCATTCCGACCTGTAGGTAGTGGTCGGTGTCAACGGTCAAGGTTGAAGAAGAAGGCTGAGCAGTAACTACTGCCAACTTACCTGAGCCATCTCCGTAAACCTGACGGTTTAGATCGTTAGCTAGGTCTTTTCTTAGGCCCTTGATTTCGTTGTCAACAACGTTGATGAATGCTTGGTAGTTCTCGGATGCTTGCTCGAATAGCTGTCCGTCAACCTCAATAGAACCGTATAGGTTTGTGAGGTATAGGTGAGCTTGCTTGTACTTCTGAGCTCCGGCAACTGGTAGCTTCTCGCGAACGCCACGTGCACCGATTCCCTGGTTACGTCCAATGTGAGTATCGAAGATAACTTCTTTACCGTTTTGTGTAATGTTAGCTGCTGAAGACTCAATGAGCTGTAGCGCAGGGTTTTTGTCCCTTAGCTGCTCGTGTAGATCTCCATAAACCAACTTGATTGCTTCTGACGCAAAGGTCAGAATTGAGGTTCCTGCCATGTGAATGACTCCTATGATTTAAGAAAGAGGGATTATTAGTATCATTTGGCCCTGACTCGGAATCGGCTGTACCACTGACATACCTAGAATACCATAAAACCTCAGGATACAAGTAAACCCGTCCACTGCTTTTGCTAGTGAACGGGTTAACTTATGTATTAAATAGAGTTTCTTTGGGCCTTGGTCTGCTCTTCAAACATCTGAATAAGCATTGCTTTTTTATCGTTAAAGTCCTTAGGAATAGTAAGGGGTGTTGTTTGAATAGAGTTTCCTCCATTAGCGCCTATTACGGTTGGGGCTGGCTGACTTGGGAGCTGACCTTTCTCGTTGTAACGGATGCCGGTGATCTCAGCAAGCTCACGTGCTGCTGTGTAGACAGTTGCGTCTTCACCGCGCTCTAACTGGATTTCCATTAAACCTAAAATACGGTTCTGAAGTTCCGGAGCAATGTCGTACTTAGAGTTTAGATCCTGTAGTTGCTGGTTAAGCACTTCCTGCTCTTGAGCAACCTCAGCTTCAAACTGAATGTTTTCCAAGTACTCTCGTTGCTCAGAAATTAGCTTATCCCGGGCTTCAAATTCTTTCCTAATTGCCGGGTTCAGCTCGTAGTTCTCATCATCGCTTTCCTCAATAGCATCAGCTTGCTCTTCTACGGCATTAGCTTCTTCTAGCAAGCCTTGCTCACGCAAGTTTTCTGCAAGTGTGCGATATAGGTAAACTGGATCGTTTAGCGCAACATCCGCTAGGCGAAGGCTATCGCGGATGATGTCAGGCTGTAGACCGTTGTCAATAAACTCCTTAAATGGAGTGAACTTCTCTAGCTGTTGCTGAAAATTACGGTCTTGTTCCTGAAGGTGAGGGATTACTTTGTTGTGCCATGCTTCCGGAATCTCGGCAAGCAAGCCATCGTAAGCCGGGTGAACCTTAGAGTCACTAGCTGGTTCTACTGCCGGTGTATCTGGTGTTTCAATTGCAGGGGCTTCCTCAATTGGGGCCTCTGGATTTATATCGAATTCTGTCTCAGACATATGTCTCTTATCCTAACTGTTCTTGAGTGAAGCCAGATTGTTCCGGCTGTGTACCTGGTGATTGTTCTTGTTGCGTTCCATCAGCTGCTGGTTCTGGTATAGCACCACTAAGCATAGCTTCTTGCTGTTGCTTTAGCATCAAAGCGTTCTCGTGGATCGAGATGTGCTTCTGGAATTCTTTCTTAACAATATCAGGTAAAATCTCATACGCTTGGCTCTTACGGAACCTATTGTGGATTTCAATGTGAACTGCGTGGTTATCCCAACCGTTGACTGGGACAACTGCTGGCACTTGAAGTGGTGCACCGGTTGTCGGGTCAATCTTGTCTATGTCACCGTTTGCAGCTCCAGCGTTCCAAGCCTCTTCGACCTGCTGTGCAATTTCATCAGTAATCTTCTTCATCATTAAGTTCTCACGCTGAGCAGCGTTTTCGTCAATCTTGATTACGTTGTAGTACTGCTTCAGCATACCCATCTCTAGGATGCGTAGGCCATCTTCTGGGCTAATGAAGCCCATCTTCATCCATTCAGTAACTAGGGCCTGGCGAGCAGACTTGCTAGTTGGAAGGGCTGATCCGGACTCGATCTTAATGTCAGTTCCAGAAGCAACGTCAGATCCGGAAAGCATCATGGCGTCGAACGAGCCATCTGATCCGGTGATCTTGATCATACGCTTTTCTTCTACGTACTGTACAAACAGAGACAAAGCCTGACGTGCAATCTTTTCAACGCCGGCTTCAATGCTGTTAAAGATTGTTGTTAAGTAGGCATCATCGCGCTCGCCAAGATAGGCCAAGGCAGTTGCTGCCGTGACCCCAGATCCGGACTCGCCACGGCTAATCTGGTGCTGGCCCGAGATATCTTCAAAGTCCTGCTGAAGCTGCGTAATTTCTTGAAGCACGTAGTTAGGCAGTGGCTGAATGGGAACAGGGGTAGGCATAGAGAATCCTGGGCGTACTGGGATCCAGATACCAGCGCGAGCTGTGATCTTCTTCGGGTCTACAGAACCTTCGGCATACATCATCTGTGGCTTAGCCATCAGGTTCTTTGCGTGAATGATCTGTGATCTTGTACGGTTAAGCTCACGCTGCAACGGGATTAGCGTCTTTATAACTGACCGACGGTAGAACTTTCCGTTCTGGATGCCGTGTAGGTGAGCAAAGGGGTATTGTCCGTGGTGGTAAGGAATACCAGTATTGGACAATTGAACTATCTCGCTGTCTACGATTGTTACAAGGCCACCCTGAGGTAGGTAAGAAACTTGATTTGGCTTGATCCAGGTCTCGATAACCAATACGGCATCTGGCTTAGCTGTATCTACTCCACGAAGATCCATAATGGCTGCATCTTGAATCTCGCTTGCATTTACCTTTGTTGGAACAAAGTCTTTAGGTAGTACAGATTTAAAGTTCTGCTTTACCCACTGCTCGCTTTTTGTGTACACGTTGAAAATATAGGGCTGTTGCTCTAGGTCTTCTTGAGACAGGTCTGGGATAAACAAATGGAACGGAGAAACTACTTCAAACTTAACGTCACCAGTAGTGGAGACTGCCCTTCGGACTGTCTTTCTTCCTGTCATTGGGTCTACAAGTGTTTCATTCTCATAGTGCTTAATGGTTGGATCCCAGAAACATTTAATAAATCCATTACCGCAAACTGCACGCCAAAACTCTGCCTTCTGAAGGATCTCAGTCTGGAAGTTGTTTTTGTCATATACTGCTTGCCAAACTTGCTCGCCGGCTGTAGCGCTTAGCAGATCTTCTTCATCGTTTGATGCCGGTACTACGGCTGCGGATGGCTGCTGAGATGTAGTCTTTGCAATCTCTGTGCGGATTACTGGTTCAATACGGTTAATGGTAATACGCGGTAAGTTGGCTGGATTAGGCTCTTCCATAAGGCCCTCTTTGCCGTTAATGGTTCCCCAGTTATGGTATTGCTTACCGTTGTAAAAGGCGATCTGAAGGTACCAGTCAATCTCTTCGTTCTTTCGGGCTGACTTGCACTTCTCGTATTCGGCTTTGATCCAAGCTACTAGCTTCTTTGAGTCTTGGTCTTTTTTAAACTTATTAAGAATGCTATCTTCAACAAGTTCCCCAGGCATGGCTGGATCCTTTTGATAGAGGGCTTGATCGGCTACGGTAATTTCCTTGCCGAGTTCGTCAGTCGCCATTATTTATATCCAAATCTTTCCAGAGTTCCTGCATGCGCTTTTCGTCGGCCAGAAGTTGTTCGTATTCTTCGCCCGATACATACGGTCCATTATAGCCTACATCTTTGATTGGCTCCGGTGTAGCAGCCTGAATCATTTGATAAGCTATTGGGTCTTTACTTGCTAGCAGATTTAACGCTTGGCTTAGTAATCTTTGCTGTTCCTTTGCTGCTTGCCTCTGTAGCTCCAGCGACGACAGCAGGGTCTCCAGCGTCGGCTTTATCACTTTCAGATTGAACAGGCTTATTAGGGCTAGTGACGCTAGCAAGGCTAGTGACAAACTCGCCAAGTAGAGAGTTGACATTGTGGGTTAGCTCCTTTATTAGTCTCGGTGATGCTTGGATCTGATCTTCTAGTTTTGCAACTTCTGCCTTTAATTCAGAGGTGTCTTTCTCGTAAACTGCCTTGAGAACAAATCCAGCAAAAAGCGCTAGATC